TCATAGAAGCTAACATGTCATCCATTGCTAACGAAGTAGCTCTGTTTACAAACATCATGTTTTCTTCAATAGCTCCATTTCTATCAAACTCAGCTAAGATAGCATCAAATTCAGCTAAATCAGTAGCAGCATTCACGCCAGTAACGCCAGAAGTTGTATTACCTCTTTCAGCAATAGCAGCAAATAAACCTTCACTACCTTTAATTGCCCCAGCAAGTGATCCAGCAGGAGTAATAGATGCAGCATTCGTACCTGCAGATGCAGCAGCGGTTTCAGCTTCTAGCATAGCCATTTCTAAGTAATCAGTAAATCTCATTCTAGTTTCACCTTCAGCTTTCAAGTACCATAAGTAACCGTTTGCGCCTCCGTCTTCACCAGTAACTTCAACCCATCCAATTTGAGAAGCATCAGATCCATTAACTTCGTACATGTCTTTGATGATTATTGGTTGATTAGAGTAAGATTTATGACTTGGTTTGTTAGCTGTTGTTTGGTTAACTGTACCTTTTCCAAATTCAGAACCATAAACTAATATATTAACTGCTCCTGCTACCGCTGTATCAGCGATACCACCAAGGACCGTTGTGTTGTGGTTAAAAGGATTAATAGTACATGCAGCGCCAGAAACAGCACTAACGAATGCTTTGATACTAGCACTAGCGTCAGACAATATAACCGTATCACCAACTCTAATACCGTGATCAGTTGTAGAATTTCCGTCTACGTCAGAATCAACGGTAAATGTTGTTCCACTTGCTGTTACACCATTGTATGATAAATGTAAGCGACCTTGCTCAGACCAAACTACCTGGTCAGAACTCATTGCTTCTTCAGCTCCTACTTGCGCAAGAAATCCTGAGATTGTTCTATTTCCGAACACCTCAGCTTCTGCAGCCATAAGATCTGGTAAAAATTGTTGTGCCCAGTTTGTGTCATCCGTAGCTCCTGTTGCGAAGTCTAAGAAATTAGTCGCTAACGCGGCTTGGACTGGTGCGGGTGTGGAGCGTAAACTGCCTCCTCCTGTAATTGCCATAATTTTGTTTTTTTAATTTTTAAATTTATTATTTTTAATTTTAAAACCAGAAGAATCACTACCTAACACTTTGTACGTTGTACCACCTGCTTCAATTTTCCCGTGACTTTGTCTTGGGTTCATATCAACATTCTTGGCTTTAGCCATACTATTTTTCATAGCATCGGCTTTACCTTGGTCGTAAAAGTGTTTTGCAACAGCATCTGTATTAGCGGCTGTGAATAAAGCTTTGTGGTATCCCTTGGCATCTTTTAAAGTGGAATTTTCATCGACAAACTTTGTCATGAATTGATTAATATCACTTTGATCAGCCTTCACCTTATCAACATCCTTTATGTTAAATCTATAACTCTTATCCCCAACGTTATATTCAAAACCTTTGAATTCGCTGTTAAAAACATTTTCTGTTTTTTGAGTAAAATTATTTCGACTTATCTCAGTTGCTTTTTTGTTTACTTCTGACTCCTTGTTGTACCTATCAAAGAAATTAACGGCTTTCTGTTGCTCAGTTGTGAGCTTCGATCCAGCTTTAATGTCTTGATAGTATTTAGACTTTTGCCCGTCTAGGTGGCTTTTAGCGCTGGCAACTTGCTCTTTAAGCGCTAATTTTTTTCTACGTATATCTCTATCGTCGTCTATATCTTCATCGTAAGAGAATGTATCTTCCATAAGGAAGTTAATTTCTTCGTTATCTAAATGAGGTTTTGTTTGGTTATAGTACTCTCTTAACAAGCTACTGTCATCTAATTTACTGTAGTCCTGGTTAAGCTTTACATAATCATTTATATCGCCACCGGTTTCCCCCATGAAGTCAACTAGTTTTTGGATGTTTTCTGGCAAAGGATCTCCAGTTGCTTCGGCGACAGCCACAGCTTCTTGGATTTTCTCTTCAACCTCAACAACCTTTTCATTTGTAACCTCTTCTAGCGTTGTAGTTTCTTGTGTTTGAACTTCCGGTTGTACTTCTTTTTGTTCTTGTGTGGTGTCGGTGTTTTCAACGCCATCAACCACTCCGCTGTTGTCAGCGTCACTTTCTTTAACTTCATCTTCCTTTGGTGTTGGGGGTTTACTTAAGTCTACCTTCATTATACTTTCGTCTCCAGCAGACTCAAATTTACTTTCATCAACACTCTCCACGTTTTCATCACCTGGATCCTGTTGGTTTACCTGTGTAATCTCTTCGACTACTTTTTCATTTTCTTCTTCCATAATATAATATAATAATAATTAATAATTCTAGCTAGGGTCGAAAACACCTAAATCAAATCCGCCACCTAGTATATCATTACCTGCGGACTCAAAGTTTTTAGGTGGTTTACCACCATTTCTTTGGTCAATCATCTCGCTTTGTTGAGTTGCTTGAATCTTTGTTCTTTCGTCTTTACGATCTTCTTTTTCTTTTTCACCAGCTTTCTTACCTTCTACTTCAATTCCCTTCAACTTCATGTTGTACTGAAACTCTAGACCCATTAGTTCTTTTTTCAACCCAGCTTCCTGCATCATCTTCTGGGATGCTATCTGAGCTTTGAGTTGTTCCATTTGAGATTCGCCTTGTAATATTATCTGGCTTTTTTGGATATCAGCCTTAGCCGCTGCTTGAGTTGACTCCTGATTCATCTTAGCTTGAGCCTGCATGTTTTGTTGTTGTAATTGCTGGTCCTTCTCCAACTTTTTAGTTCTTCTTATTTTTAACAACTGATTGGCAAGTTTAACATTTCTAATGTCCCTAAGATCTATAGCATCCGCAAGTTCAATAACTTGTTGTTGTAAGGCCATTTGAATGTTGTTTTCAAGAATAGCTTTCTCCTCATCATCTGGCATTAACTCTATAAATATACCGAAATCATAAAGATGTAATTCTGACATCTCCTCTAGCGTTGCTGCGTTATGCGCTCCTATCGCTTGTATAAAAGCGTCTTTTGTCGGTGAATATTCTATTATGTCAGATATCCTAAGAGATAAACACTCGGCGGTATCTGATGTTAAGAATAGTCCAGCTTGTAGTATATGTCTTGTGGCTGTGTTTGAATTTGCTGCTGCCATTTTCTGAATTCCAACTAAAGCGTTTTTATCAGGAGTACTACCATCTCTAGCTTCGTTTAATCCAGTCACGTCCCTAATCATTTGCATGTAGTAGTTATATGTACCAATTAAAGCTTGCATTTTATTCCCACCCGATCCACTAGTTATCTCTTGAATAGGTATTTTACCTGGATTCATATCACCGTCTGAAGTGAAGCTTCTTCCTATAATAGATCCAGTTTGGAAATACATGTTTAGCGCTTCTTGTGGATTGTAGTTTGTTCCATTACCCAAATCAATTTCAGCTAATCCATCAGCATCTAAATATATACCATCAGGAACCATCCTAGACATTACTTGCTGTAGCTTTAGATGGGTCAGCTGAATCATATCAGCAAAACCAGTTATTCTTTTTACTAATGAGTCTATTTTACCGTTGTACATTCTAGGAGCAACAATAGAATAGTTCATTTTTACTTTAGTAAAATCACTCTTAGGACGCATCATATTCTTAGCCATCTCCCACTTAAGTAACTTATCGGTGCCAAGTATCATAGCGCCTTCGTAGAGACACTCTATAGATCTTAGCACTCTACCATACCCACCTTCTTTATCTTCTGGTGGATTGTATTGATCATCTCTTGGTATGATTTTATCCCCGCCTGTTGCTGTTTCTTTAACTTTGTAAACCTCATTCATGTAGGTTTTGTAATTAAAGTAGATAACTTGAATTGTATTGTTATCTTCTTTTTTGTAAGAGTGAGTCGAGTTATAATTAGATCTATTAGTAGACTTGTTCTTCATTATATCCTCAAGATCTTCCCCTGATAAGTGGGGAAATTGTTTCGATAGCTCGTTTACTGGTATAGTTTTAACCTCACCAACATAATATATATCCTCAAAGTAAGGTGAATCCGTGTGAGAGTATACTAAGTTGGCAGGATCAACATAATCTACCACTACTCCTTCTGATGTGTTGAATGTTGTTTTCACAGCTCCAATACCAAGAACGGTTAAGTCATAGTAAAAACGCTTTTTTATAAGCTCATAGTTACTACCTTCCATTAACACATTTAAAGCTTGTTCTTCTGCTAACTCTACAGATTGCTTATACGTGAGTTGCATGTGAAGCTTTAACTCCTCCTCTGTTTCCGGTAAACTGCTCTTCTCATTGTCGTAGAGGTTAATGTTGAAAGCTTGTTGCGCAAAATCGTTAAACTCCTTTGACCTCATGTCATTAAGCATGGATTCCATGTACTCAGTACGCTTGCTAACACCATATGGATCTTGAGAGTAAGCTTTTATATCATAGGTTCTCTCAGCAATTCCGTTTACAACAATGTCCACAAACTTAGATATAATTGGAACAGGCTTCCAATCTAAATTAAGATAGGACAAATCACCGTTGATCGATAACTCATCCTTATACTTTTGAATAGACTGCTCGCCTCGAGCGTACAACCTTAGATTATGAAAATCATTACTATTGGCTTTATACCTATTAGAACCTTGATCATGATTAAACCACTCTTGCTCTATAGCTTTACCTACCTTTAACCCATACTCATAGCTCAGCTTCTCAGCATCGCTAACCGTTTGACTTGGGAAATAACTTTTAATGCCAGACTCTGCCATGTTTATTACTTGATTATTTGTGAATTATTTCCAGTATTTGTGTATCTGGAAACGTTTATATTTAACTTAGGTTTTTTAACCTCAGCGTTTGGTCTATATAGATGTCTGTTGTTGGCCATTATAGCTAAACCAGAACTTATAGATGCATCATGCTTTGTTCTTTTATTTATATCAAACTTTGTCCAATCGCTCAGGAGTTCATTGAAATAACAATCCCCATGTGTTCCATCTTGTTTAATACCGACGTGATCTTGAATGTACATCTCAATAGCAGCGGCATGCGCTTGTTTTATATCTTCACTTGAATTGGGTATTCCACCAACTTCTTTTTCCGCTACAGATAATTTGTTCCAAATTTTATCAGGCCTGTTCATACTAAACCCTCTATATCCTCTTCGTCTTAAATAGTATAGTAGACGTGGTTTGTTGTTTTCTGCTAATATTGGCATTCCATAAAAAACCAAAGCCATTAGAATATCTTCAAAGAACATTTCAGCAGTTGGAGGTCTTGATAAGTATTCTAAAAAAAAGCTGTTAGCTGGTGCGTCTTCCATTGAAAATCTAGTCAATCCGTGTAAAGCTCCTTTTGATCCAACTCCATCGACGGTTCCTGATATATCATAACTATCACAACCAAAAGCTCCCATGTGTTCGTTTCCCGGGTACTTAATACCATTTTTGAGTACAACATTGTTTTGGATCTGTTGAGGTGGAACCCAACTTACTTTAAATCTACCCTTTGGATCTGGATAAAATACAACTTGTGAATCCTTAATTCCATTTACCCATTGAAAATTACCTTGAGTAACGCCTAGGGTATTTTTCATTTCTTCGTTGTAATCTATCTGCTCATATAGTTTAACTAGGTTAAATATACTTCCTTTCGTCTCGTCTCTAAATGCATGCTCTGTAGTTCTAGGAAACTGACGGTAGAATTCATTTAATCCATCTGAATCATCTTTTAAACCATCTACTTCATTTTGCCAGTTATCTATTACACCTACATCTATTAGTTCACCGCTTGGGTCGAACCTATCGACATCAGGAGTAGTGAAAACTGGAACTCCGTGCTCATCAATAAATCCTTCGTAGTTCCATTCCATTGGGATAA